ATGCTGTGTCTAAAATACTTGAGAGTAAAAAAGAGATGTATCAGACAGGATTTAAGGCATATGATAATTTGGTTGATAAAGTATCAAATGCAACACTTCCTTTTGATGTAAAAATTCCAGAGATAGCAAAAAAAATAGGAGTTGAATCAACAAATTTAAATCAAGTTAAGTTTGGAAAACAAGTTATCGATACATATTCTGATTTAATATCTCTTTTTAAAGCATCTAAAATATCTGTTCTTTCTCCAGGATCCGTTGTAAATGCAGTTGCAGGTAATCCTACTATGGCTCACCTTGCTGGTATAAACATCCTCGATCCAGACTATATCACTAGTATAGCAAAAGCAAAAGGTTTTTTGGGAGGGAAGATAGATAAGGAGTTTGTTAGCGATATGTTTTTAGCTGGAGACAAGTCCGCCAGCACGGTTGCTAAGGCTTACCCATGGATAGAATTTATGAAAAAATATCCTAGAACCTTTACGGCTACATATGGTTTTACCCCAGAGTTTTTTAAATATAAATATAACCTTGCCGATAAAATGGATAAGGCATTCAAATTGGGGATATTAAAATATGGTGATGAGGATGAACTTGTTAAAGAAATGAATTCTATTTTTAAAGAAATAGACAATGCAAAGCCAACGGCCACGGGAGAAATACTAAAAGAAACAATTAATAAAAATAAAAAAGGATTTCCAACTGCATATGAACATGGAGACGAATGGTTAAATTCAGGTGTTAGAAAATTAGAAGGTTGGGAGACGGCAAATAAGTCCTTAGATTACTACACTAGTTTTGTGGCTAATGAATTAGGAACTGCTAACTTTGAAAGAATTAGACAAAGCGTTGCTAAAAAAGCCGCTGCAGGTAGTCGGGTCAATAAATTCCTTAGTTATGTTTTAAATGATGCTGTAAACGGGTATGAGAGAGTTGATCAGAGTTTCAAACTAGGACTGGCCTATAAGTTATCTTCTAAGGGGATAACGGAATCAGAAATGAATACTCTTAAAAGATTTGTTAATATAATTCCAGAAGACATAACAAATAGAGTAAAGAGTGGTGCTGCTTATAAATATACACTATCTCCAGAAAGAGCAACAGAAGCAGTTAATTATATTTATATGAATTATAATGCTATGCCAGCTTTTGTAAAGTTTATGAGGAGTCTACCGCTAATGGGTTCTCCATTTTTCTCGTTTATATATGCAATGGCAGAAAAAACTGGAAAGTCATATTTAATGAATCCAGCTGCATTTAATAAAGTAAATTTCTTAATGCAGGAAATGAATGGGGCTGCAAGTCCGCTTGAAAAAGCAAGTCTTGATAGTGAGTATAATAAATATATGAAAAGTGAGGGCATGGTTAGAATGCCGTTTCCATTTTTTGATAGAAACCCATTATATCTAAATACTATAAACTGGGTTCCATATTATATGAACAATATATTCAGTGGTTCTGAAAAAACATACGAAGGACAAGTTCCGACTGAGTTATCTAAATTTTTAGATAGTGCTCCAATAATGCAAGATCCTGCTGGACAACTTATATATAATTATTTTATACAGCCAATGATTCTGGATGGAGAAATTCCTCAAGGAAGATTTGGACAGAAGGTTTATCCAGTAGATGCTACAAATGAAGAAAAACTTGCATACTTTACAAGAGACCTTGCGGAATCATTTACTCCAAGTATGATAGCACTGGCTGCCCCAGTAGTACCAGAAGAAGCAATAAACTGGCTTCCAAATTATCACTGGAGAAGAGTTGCAAATGCAATGAAGGGGAGGTCTGTTATAGGTGCAGATGCAAAAGATCCTGCAGCAGAAAGAACCATAAAGGCGTTCTCATCAGTATTAGGAATTCCAATATATTCTCCTAACCTAGAATATACTGAGCAAGAATATAAATAATAATAAATAAAAAAATGAATTTTAATTTAAAAAATCTTATGGGAGGAACTGGAGAAAATAAACCATCTCTACCAGTACAGCCCCAGACTGGACCAATAGAGGGGATGACACCTCCACAAACAGGAGAGTTAGGTGGAATGATGCAACCATCTACTACGGGAGTGACACCGCCTACAACTGGCGATCCAGAAACTGAGTTTGATCCAGCACAAATGGATACGTTTGTTGCAGAACTAAAGAGAAAGTATCAAAAATATATAAATACAAAAGAACTTACGGAATCTCAAGTAAATCAATATAAAGAAAAAATACTTAGAGACTTGTATGATTTTTTAACAAAAAACGGTATAGATCCAATGGATAGAACTCAAATATCAGCATTCTTAGCTGATTTAGAAGAACAAGATCCAGATGTGTACGACTTAGTTAAGATGGCAATAGATAGTATAATGAAATTTGTTGAAACTCCAGTCGATATGGGACCAGAGATGCCAAATCCTCTTGAAGGGGGGCAAACACCATCTCAAGAACAAGTTGGACCAATGTCTAAGTTTAGTAATTTAAAACTTAAATAATTATGGAGATATATGAAAAAGAATATGAAGATGTATTTGATTCAAAGGAAAGTAGAAAAAGATTAATGTCAAAATTAGACGATATTTCTATTAACGGAGGTATAGATAAGTTCAATTATGCAGTGTGGGCCAAAAATGAGTTTAGGGTAATATTCAACAGTTTTTGGATTAGTTATTTGAAAATATTTTGGATAGAAAGAATGTTTATGGTAAATGGATCGTTGAGAAACATTGGCCATAACAACAGGGCTAGTGATGGATACTTTTCTATGTTTTTTAGAAATGTAATAGGAGTTGGTAGAGAGATATATTCAAAAAATCCAATATATACAAGATTTAAATCTTATTATGTTGAAATGTATCCATGGGTGAAAGACTTGAATGGACCAAGCCCTTTCGAGGACGAGGAACCATTTAAGTTTCCATTTAAGTATATAACTCCAGAGTATCTATTGGTCGCATATCAGGTAGAGAATAGAATGGATCTTCTTAAAATAGCTGATGATAAAAAAATGAAATATGGAGAGTTTTTAGATTTTATAATAAATCAGACACTGTGCGCAAATGACGCCTTAGGTAAAAACAAATATAGACTAAGTTTCTATAACCAGTGTACTCATTATATAAGAAATAATGATGACAAAAGGAATAAAAAAGAGGCCGACAAGAGTAGAAAAAGTTTTATGAAGAATAAAGATAAAAACAAAGATGGAGAAAAAATTAAAACCAGTTACTTTTACAACAGGTAGATATTTAAATAGCGAGGAGGGTGATCTTAAGCAGAGGTTATTATTAAAAGCTCTAAAGGTAACAAATGATCCAAAAGAATTGAGGGACATGATTGGAGCTAAGACAGTAGCTGATGTTTATAGAACATTTGATAAGTTAGCACTTAGAAAGGAATATCATACAGCACTGGCTAAATTAAATATAGATTTTTCGTATATAGCCAAGGGGATAAAAAAGATTGCAGATGATGACAATGCAAAGGATGCAGATAGACTAAATGCATTTAAAACATTCTTAAAGTCTCTAGGGCTTGAAGATTATAAGGATGCTCCACCTCCAAGTGATGGATGGGAGGAACTTCTTACTAAAATGTCTCAAAAAGAAAAAAGCTCTGAAGATAAAGTAGAAGAAGCGGAAGTATATGAAGTGGAATTTCCAAAGATTCCAGATAAAGTAAAGCAGAGCAGAGACGAAGAGGACTCTGTGGGAAAATCGCTATATGAATAAAGATGAATTATTGATAAAATTAAAAGACCCTAAATTTTATCTAGAAAATTTTTGTAAGATTAAGGGGAAAACGCCTGGACTGGTTCCTTTCAAATTAAAAGAAGCTCAGAAGGACTTATTCAATACATTGAGAGACCACTTTCGTGTGATAATTCTGAAGGCCCGTCAATTAGGATTTAGCTCTGCAGTAACTGGATATTTTTATCATAATACAATTACTATTCCTGGAACTACAACTGCACTAATTGGTTATAACTCAGACCTAACATCAGAGTTGCTTGATAAAATTAAAACTTTTCATAGAACTACTCCAGCGGAAATGAGACCAACTATACATTACAATTCTAAATATGAGATAAGTTTTCCAAATTTAGAATCTAAAATTATTGTACTTCCATCAACTGAAAATGTTGGAAGAGGATATGCATTAACAAATGCACTTTGTACAGAGTTAGCTTTTTGGGAGAAGGCAGAAGAAAAAATTACTGCATTAGAAGCATCTGTTCCAGTAAATGGACGGTTAGTAATAGAAAGTACTCCAAATGGAATTGGAAATACTTACCATAGAAGATGGATGTCTGATAATGATTATATTAAAAAAGAATATGGGTGGTATTGGGAGTATACAGAAGAAGAAATAGAAAGTATAAGAAAGAGAATGAATAACCCGATGAAGTTTGCTCAAGAATATGGTTTAGAGTTTTTGTCATCAGGTAGGAGCGTATTTGATCAAAAGATGTTAAAGTCATTAAGAAAAAATCAACTTTCTGCTGGTGATGTATATACAACAAAAAGAGGAATAGAGTCAGTTGTAACAAAAACAAACGAGGGGTTAGTAGAATATTCTCAACCAATTGAGGATGTCACATATGTTGCAGGAGTTGACGTTTCAGAGGGTGTAGAGGGGGGTGATTATTCAACCTGTACAATATATGATAGGGTTACTGGAGAAGAAGTGGCCTCGTTTAAGGGTTATATTGCCCCAGATACATATGGAAATACGTTAAACAG